CCTGCGTCAACTCACATTCGGGGCATGTGAGTCGGCCAGTCTGGCAGCACTGGCAAGCCTCTCGGGACAGCTGGTTTCAGAGAGGTGGTTGTCCACGGAACTTAGGGAGGTGACCATCCACGGGTCGGACCACTTCGGCCAGTCATCGCTGGTCGGGCCAAGACTCCAAAGGAGACGACACCACAGACCTTTCGGATGTGGGCGGAGATCCCAAGGCCAATACCCCCTTATCCCTAGAACAACCTGTACTCTTTCCACCACCTGCAACCCCAATCAAATGTGGGCGTCAATGTAAGCCTCATAAAGACCTGGCTCGGCGTGTTGCCACTGACTAGGAGGTGCCAAATGGATCACCCCGAGAGGTGACCCCACTTCGACACGCTCTACAACTCTCTCCCAACAAAGTTGTTCCTCAACTGAGATTCCAAAAGCCCTCTCAAAGCTGAGTCTAGTCTCGAGCTTGACATCAACGACATCGCTAGCCCCCGCCAAAAAGGCGCCGATGACAAAGTAATCGGTCAGTGCCTCGACTGGCACTTTCTTCGAGTGTTCCGTGCGTGATAGGACATTGAGTGCGGCTGACTGTAGAATGGGGACGCCAAGTGCCAGAGACAACTCGCACCTGGCAACCCCATTGACCCAACGGCGCCCAAAAGAGGGCTCCCTGAGCCACCTATGGCTAGCATAGGCCCCAGACAACACGGCCCAAGGCTCTCTGACCATCGTCCACCTGTCGCCAAGCCACAGTGGAGCAGAACGCCCGAACCTTATGCCCTCAATGTACGACACTGGCTTCTCAAGGGTCATCTCGAACCCCGATGCGTCCAGGACATGATGGTAGAAGTTGTCGATCACCACGGAAGAATGTTTCCTTTCCAAAAACACTAGCGCATTGTCACCATCCACAAGCACGTCGTACTTGATCTGGTAGCGATTTAGCACACCGCAAGTAACAGCGAGCATGATCAAAGTATTGCCCATGCCAGTGTTAAAATCGCCGCTAGCTCTTCCACCCCTCCGTGAAAACTTCACCCCATTCATGGTAGTCCCTTGGAACCTTTGCTTGTTCAAAACAGAGGCCAACTCGGAGTCGCCCGGGTAGGCATGTTTATAAACACCGTGTTCCCTAGACACATGGTTTTCGGTCACGTGAGCCTCAAAAGCAGCACCGTCAACCTCAAACACCACGCAATCCTCGAAGTCATTGAACTTTCGCACAATGAGATTCGCCCTCCTGGTCGGACTTAGCCCCTTTCCCACAACTCTGGTGTTTGAACCATTGAAGAGCCGCTTAGCGGTGAGGAAACCCCACAACCAATGCTCAAGCGGCTTCAGCCAAGAGGCCACCACCAAATTAAACCGTGGAGACCTTGGGAAAATCATCCTCGGTTTGGCGTCTTTGGCAGCGCCTGTCTTCTCAGCCTTCAAGAACGCAGAGAGCCTCCAGTCCTTTCTTTCAAGAGGTCCATCCTCTCTAAGACTGCGTTCCGCCTCAATGTAACGGCGCCTTAGACTACCGCTGTATGACAGCGCCGTTTCCAGTAGCTCCCATCTGGAGCCCCGATACCTGCCCGCGAGAACGTTCAGACGGTTGTACATCTCAACGACTCCAGAACTTAGATCCGGATCGGGGCCCCTGGGTAGTGGAGCCAGCGACCGCCTGACCAGGGCGGCCACTTCGTTGTGGTAGCAGTTTGCATGGACCCCCGGCAACCACGTGCCGGGCAACCCCGTCCTCCATGCAACCCACATCTGCCTTCGAGCCTCGGGTTGGCAGACACAGTCTTGACTCACTACCAGGGTAGAGTCCTCAGAGAGGACCAGGTCAATGTCTCCGACACATTGACCATAAGTCGCCACCGGTCTATCTCAGCCCCACCAAGGCCCAGCGTCTTCCTCCTCCATGTTGTGACGGCCATACAGCTCGAGATCACCAACATGCCAAGCCCACCTAATGGCAGTCGAAACTGCCACTTCGGTGGAGGAGCTAGAGAGCCCCTTTCTCTTGCACCAGTCCAGCGCCCTAGAGCGGAGAGCCAACACAAGAGTGGATTCACGCTTCCGGAAAAACGTGTATGAGGAGAGGGAAGAGATGAGTTGCGGAAAGCACGTCTCCACCGTGCCATCCGGATGCTCTACCACAAAATAGGGCACCTTTTCCTCGTCATCACCTGACTTCCCAACAACGGATCCGCCGCCAAGGATCCTTACCCCGCCTTTCGCTTTTGAAAGCAAGAGATTCAGTTCTGGGCTGAAAGCTTCAGAGGGGAGGTCTGGTGTCCACCGCCCTCTTACAAGCTTTCCGACAACGCCGCCAGGCGCATCACCAAGAACCGACTCAATCGCTTTAACCCAGCGAGCCCTGCGTCGGGGTCTGGCACACAAATGTGCCGTGACAGGGACCCTCCTAGTCTCTGCCACACCACTCTCCTCACCGACAGGCTGTTGAGACGTGTCGGTTCTGACCCAGTGGGGCACAGGCTCCACATAGGCTCCCCTCGAAGAGTTCCAAAGGGACAGAAGGTCAAGCGTTCCAAAGAGGAGGGCAACGCACAACCAACCAGGGGCGGTTAACAACAACCACAGCATCAAGACAATACCGTGGAGTAATCGCCACCACTGGCGGAGAATTAGAACAGTTAGTCTCCACACTAACTGAGCAAGTCCAAGAATTAACAAAAGCGCCGCTAGGCCGAAAATTGCT